CCTCCGTACAATGTGTATCGACATATACAAAACGCCTAGCGACATCTACACCAAGCATCTTTAGATTCTCAACAGATGTAGCATTCTCTGTGTCAATATACACAACAATTCCTCCCATCTGCTGGGTTGTCCTTGCAATCTGTGTTGCAATGTGAGACTTTCCAATTGATGGTGGCCCGAATACCTCTACAATTCTACCCTCTGGAAGACCTCCGTCTCGCCTGTTTGAACAGATATAGTCAAGAAGCTTTGATCCAGTACTAATCCACCGATTAACATGAGTAGGAGATTCGTCTTGGCTTAAATTATATGCTACACGGCTTCCATGCTCTTTATTAAGAGATTTAATTAGCTCACTAGTAAAGTCATTTGTTTTTGGCAATTTACACTCCAGGTATAATATCGAAAATAGAGTTGCGGGGCAATGCCCCGCAACCACAGTTTCAATCCATCAAATCAGCAAATGCATCATCAAGAGATTTGTATCCAGATCCATCAGTAGGTGTCGTTGACGCCTTGGGATTTCCTCCCATTGAAGTTCCTTCATCATCTTCTGAATCAAGATCAGAATTTAGCCAGTCATTGATAATTTTTGTAAGCTCATCATGAGACTTGCATTCATACATCTGGGTTGGGTCTGGTATGTTTGACATCCACCCAGAGCCCTGGTCTGCCTTTGTAGACAGTGCAGAATCCTTACCTCTTGGTCGAACAGTAGTCGTTGCCCACTTTCTTCCCGCCTCTCTTGTGCAAGTGACTTTTACGTCACGGCCAGAAGACGGATCAGTGATATCACCGTAATCTTCATCAAGCATGATATTCAAAAGCGACTGATAGACCATCTTGCCAAAGCCCCAGATCTGTACTCCCTTATCCTCTTCACCTCTTACGATAATTGGTGCATATACTCTCATCTTTGGATAAAGCTTCTTCGCAAGCTCATAGGAATCTCGATTGTCATCAGATCTAAGCTTCTTGATTAGATCTTGAATTGGATCGGGATCGCCAAACTGATATGGTGCAAGAAGGCCAGGGTTGTTTCCAATGTTATAATAAAACCACAGCTCCTTAAATGGCTGACCATCATTGTTTGGAAACGAAAGAAGTCTAACAGTAGCCTCTTCGCCTTCGGTTGGCCTCCATGTTGAAGACTTCTTTCTTCTATTTCCGCTTAAAGCGTCAAGTCTACGCTGTAATGCCTCTCTGTCAAATGCCATAATAACCTCCTAGATTATCAAATTGTTAAATTGGCAATATTGTATTATGATCACACGTGATCATAAGTTATATAATACGATTAAATTATCAAATGTTCAACGGTTAATAACCTTTTATTGGGTATACCATCCAGTCGGTAGACCTCTTTCCACCACCATACCCTCTCTCATTAGCATAAATTGATCTTTCTCTTGCACCGCTATCTCGACCTTTTCCACCGTCAGGTCCGGTTCCAAGCGGTGTGGCTGGACCGCCTCCAGCTGCTGCTGCTCCGCTAGCTTCATCCTTGCTTAATGACTTCTTTTTCTTATCTTTTTTTTTGTGTCTTCTTCACTAGAAAGCATTTCTTTTGCTTCCCTTCTAATAATTCTTCTTAGTGCAGACTCTCTGACATCTTCTGGCCTCGTGTGATATGACCTGTATCCCATATCACCTTTATATGAAACAGAATATCTATCCCTAAGCTCATCTGCTTCTTCCTCTTCTTCCTCTGAGCCTACATAGTCCTGGCCTGTCGGTGATCCGTATTGATCTGGAGCATATCTTAGAAATCCATCGCCATAATCTCTTAGTGCTTCTTCGTCTTCCTTTGCCTCTGCAATCATCTCTTTGATAAATACTCTTAAAGTTGAATGTGACATTCCTAAATTCCTCATTATCCTATTATATCTATTCTCAAGAAGGCGAAACCTCGACTCTGATATGGGCATAATGATGATAGGAGCGCCTTCCTCTTCTTCCTCGACGTCTTCGTCCTGGTCTGGAAACATTGGCGGCATTTCAATATCCAGCTCATATCCCTTGTTTACTCCGGCAAGTCTTGAAGAAAATCCAGAATCTGCAGACTGACTTGGGCTCCCAAGCTCGCCGCTCATTCTTGGTCTTCTTGGCCTCCCAAGATATTGCGACCTATCAGATGCAGTAAATGCAGGCCCCATTGGAACCTTAATTCCACTACCAGATCCAAGACCTGTTTTGCTTTCGCCTTTATCTTTCACATAGATAAATATCTAGATCAACTAGCTATTACTGTTCTTAAATTGATGAACTGTCAATGACTTAGCTTGCTGGAGGGCTAGTGCAAGTGTGGGCTCATGCCCAACATAGAATCTATTTTCCTCAAAGTGAGGTCCAGAAGCTAGCTGTATAGCAATCCACTCATCCTGTGTAAGCTTTACATGAAAGCTTTGAAGTAAAAATAGAGATCTATGAGATACTGACATCTTGTTTAAATTCTCATTATACTTAAACATCTGTCCGAGCTTCTCCCTGTGCCAGTCAGAATCCTGAGGGATAAAGTGGTCACTGTTTAAATCACCCACTTTTCCGATGTCATGAAGCAGGCCTACTAGAATTATCGATCTTATAGGTAAGTTTAGATTGTGTGCGTCATTCATGCTTCTTAAATTTGAAGTTACGTCAAGGCTATGTTTAACAAGCCCACCTGGATGTGCATTGTACTGATCTGTTCTTGTGCTGGCAGGTGAAACAGAAAGTCTTTCACCAAGTGCATCTATCATTAGATTTATATTTTGATCAGATATCCTTTTGCATAATTTTTCAAACATTGCCCAATTGCTTTCAATGTCTTCTATGTTCATTTTAAATCTCCTATGGATATTTTAATGTAATTCTAGTATTTGTTCATTTTTAAATTTCTTATGAGATAATCTCAAATGAAAGAGGAAAAGACCCTTCAAGACCAGGAAGTGCTGAGAATTCGCTGGTAAGCAACTTAAGCTTTTCAACATCTTCTCCGCAGACATCAAGAATAAGTGCATCGTGAATTACGAACACGGGTGATGCATCTATTTCGGCTTTAGATATCATCTCTCTAAATAGAGAAAATCCAAGAATTGCTGCATCAGATGATGTTGACTGTATAAACCTATTTACTAAAATATGCCCCGGCTCTTGGTCAACACTCATCTCTTTGCCATAGTGGCTTAGAATTTTTCCAGAGATCTTTGACTCCTTCTTAAGTGATTTTTCAATATCTGGTATCTTAAAATATTCTCTTATTTTTTTTAATATTGTCTTGCACAAAGATATGTCTTCAACAGATATCACGCTTGACATCCTGCTGGCAGACATTCCGTACAGTGATCCAATCGTTGCAATCTTAGCAACATCTCTTGTCACACTTGAATCAAGAACATCTCTTCTAATCTTCTCATACACATCACCCTTGGGATAGTTTTTAGATAGTGATAGAGCAACCCTTGGTTCTAGTGATACAAAGTCTACTTGAACTATATTTCCATTGTGTTTAGCAGATCTAAAAAATTTTCTTCTATCTTTTCTTAGGGTCAAGATTGAAGGGCCACTTTTAACTGTTAGCCTGCCGCTACATGACGAAATCTGGCTGTACATCACCTTGGGAATAAATCCACTTGAATCAGGTATAAATGATCTTAGAGACGATCCATTTTCAGATTCACTGTCTAGAACTTTATATAGTGACTTTATATCAATTTTGCATTGGCCCAAACCTAGCAGGAAGCTGCGTATTGTCAGGAACTCTTTAGTATGATATTTACCTTGACAACTTGCAAGAAGATTCCAGGATTGGTCCACAAGGCGCTCTATATAAGCTTGGAATACATCACGCTGAAGAGCTTTTGAAAGCGGAATGTTTGTAAGCCCATCGGGCCTAACTGTGCTCCATGCTTTCTCATAATTTTCACCGGGTGAAGTTTGAATTTTATCGCCGAGAGCCTCTGAGATTATGTCTATGCTTCTTACGTGTCGCTCAGAAAATCCACAAAGCCATGAGTCTTTAGGAATCAAGCTCTTCCATGAAAATGTACTTCCATCATAGACAAGATGACTTTCACTGCCAATTAGATTTTTATTAATGCATATAGCCACATATTAATAATACACAATAATCTTAAATGTTCATTTACTCAGAAGACTCTTCGCCTGTTGACTCATTATTATCGTCAATTGCTTCTATATTTTCCTCAACCCATGTCTTCCACTCATCGCCTGCAGCCTCTATACCGGCGCTGACTTCAGTGACGTCTTCTTCTTCATACCCTAGCTCTCGCATGTAATCAAGAACTGACTGTCCATTGACAGTCTCTGTATCAAGATATTCTATGATTGTTTCTGCATTCTCATCTCTTCTATCGACCTCAGGATCTTGTGCGACCGGCTGACCTTCTACGCCTGATGCTGCCCTTATGGCGTTTAGAGTGCTTAGAACCTTAGACCTAACAGAGTCAACTGTTCCATATGCACCAGCAGGATTAAATGTAATATCTGTCTTAAACGTTCCAGGTGACAGCGTGTGAGTAACATCGCTTACTACAAATATATTATCTGCTGTTGTACCTGTCCTAAGGTCTAGATAAAATTGCTGACCGTAGTGTATTGATGTGCACCCAAGGCCTGATGCTTTTGCATCTACAGGAACGACCCTAAGCTCAGTTATATTTTCACCAGATCCCTGATTTACGTCACTGTCTGTATTTCCTGACCACTGCTCAGAAAGAAGTGCATCAAAAACCTGACCGCTACTTCTTCCGTTTATTGTTAAACTGTCTATTGGGCTAAATGATGATCCAAATAGAATAGACGGCACCCTTGACTTCACAAACGCATGAACTGCATCTCTGCTTAGTGCATCATTGTAGTATGTTGCAAACTGATCCCAGGGATCTGGAGTTTGACCCTCCTCATTTGATCCCTCTGGTGATTCCATTCTTCCAAGTATGTTTTGTGAAGAGCCTATAAATGCACTAAGCATTCTTCTTGACTGCGTTCTGTCATTAAGATCACCTGATCCACCCATGCTATCAGCTGCATCCTGGTATAGCGACATCATCTTTCCAGATGTTGCACAATCTAAGGCGAACTTCTCTCCCACATTTCTAACAACATTTCTATCAAATACATGAATTCTTAATATTTCTCTTGAAAGATCCATGGCACCTGCGCTTCTTGCCGGAAGTGCTTCAAACAGCACCTTCATCCTTGGGACCCTAAATTCAGGTCTTGGAAGACCCATGTGATAAAGTGCTCTATTTATCTCATATCCCAAATCAAAAGGTTCTTCCTGAGATGCTCTTTCCTCTCCGGCTGCAGCGGTTCCATCCACGACTGCTTGTGAAGATGCAGCTATTTCAGCATCGTAGGCATCCTTTGCCTCATATACATGTGTAAGACCGTAAGCTGGATGCATCGGGTTGTCTACATAGTCTGAAATTATATCTATAATCTGTCCAACTTTTAGATTTGGATTTCTAGTAATTTCATTAGTCATGTCTAGTGCAAGCTGCTCATAGCTAATTGGAAACTGAGATATATCTTGTCTGCTAGCACATCCAGCAGAGTCGTTGAACCCATAAAATACAACCTGAACCTCATCGTATCTGTGCGTTGCAGCCAGTGGCCTTCCAACTAGACACATAAAAACCTTTGCAAGAGAGACCCATGCGCTGCTTTCACTTCCTGGGTCTGACCTTGCGAGCTCTGTCTCAGTAGAAAACGCATTAATAACTGTTCCTCCGCCGTCAACTGAATATCTTATGGAAAAATTTGCAAGAAACGGATCTGGTGTTGCCTGTGGGTGAACTGGATTAAGTGAATTAAGCTTTCCTAGACAAACATGTTGAGCAGAAATTGTATCTGACTGAGGCCTTTGTGTGCAAGCATCATATAGGCTGTTATACGTTGAAACGATATCTTCAGCAATATTGATATTGCCGACAAGGTCCGTCGTGTTCATGGATGGGTCCATATTTGAATTTAGAAGCTTTCTCCTCATTTCAAGTGCAATCACATACAGTGTTCTTCTAACCATGAGACCCTCAGAGGACGCATTTCTTATTGCCATGCTTTGCTCTTGCATAACGTCTGGGCTTAATGTTGACACAGCTCTTTGAACTGCCCTTCGCTGTATGTCAAAAATATCTTTGAAGACATTGTCAACTTCAGCTGCCATGATGTATTGACCTGTTGCAAAGTGTGTTCTTTTAACATCTTCTCCGCCTGTTATGCCCATCTCAAGTGTAACTTTTATCTGACCAGATTGATCCATGCTGTAGTTTCCCCTAATCAATCTATATCTCTCGACCTTTCTAAGTGAGTTTAGAAATATACCATAGGGTGAACCTGTCATTGGATCACTGTCAGGATGAGACCAGCCGTACTCAAGTGTTGCTGTTACAGCTCCAAATCCCCTTGGTGATATAAATGGTGCTATCTCATGAAGTCTAGATCTGTCATGAAGAGTAAGAGTGACAGTTGCCTTTTTAAATCCAATAAGCCCATATCCTGATGAATACTCTCTTATGGTTGCGCTCTCTAGTGTCATGAACGGCTGCGTTGGATCTAGTACCGGGAGCCTTCCAAATCTTCCAGTATTAACCTGCATATTTACAAGAGTCTGCGGAGATGTAAAGACCTCCATTCCCATTGATGCAACATTTAGCTTTTGAACTCCATAGTTTTTCATTTCTGCATCTTCACTATTGTGTGAAAGCCTAGACACTGCCTGCACACCATAGTCAGTAAATAAATTCTCATCGCTACCCCTTATCATAGACTCGGGCATTGAGTTAACCATTGAAAAGTTAGCAGTGCCTGGCCAGGGCATTAGGTTTCCAAGAAATCCAACAAGATGAGGCTGTGAAACAACACCATATTGATCTAATGGAGGTGTGTCTATATTGAACCTTAGGTTAAGAAGAGGAGAACATCTAGACATCTCAACAGTAGGAATTGCAGACATGAACAGAGCTGCAGAGTCTGTATCTCTAACTGCTATATTGTGTTGCATTGTTGGAAGAACTATTGCTGATAGACTGGGAGACGTAACTCTGTCCGGCATCATTGGATTTAAATTTATGCCATATGAAAATTGACCATTGGAATCTTGAAGTGCGTCACTTACAAACTCAGACGATGGCTTGTCAAGTAGTCTAGAGAGGACTGATAGGGCGAATGTTAGCTCTCTAACATTCCAGTATTTTAAAGTGGTATCTCCTGTTTCTTCTCCTGTGTCAGGATCAGTTTCTGTAATCACTCTTTGTTCATCTACACCCAGATAGTACGTTTCATATCCACCTGTTGTTGAATCTCCCTCAGACCGATCGACAGCACCTGTGTAGTCGTGACCGTACGACAATGCCATTGCCTCGTAATAGATCCACTGGGCAAAGTCGGCACTTGATCTTGCTTCCCTCGAAGACGGCCCAACAGAGTTGATTATGACATATGGGGCTGTCCCTCTTGTATATCCGAATGATCCCAATCCGATTTCACCAGCCGGTATCTCTCTCTCTTTTGCCTCTTCAAATGCGTTTTGGACTGCTATAACTAGAAGCTCCTGGTTAAGATTTGTGCCTGGTGTTGCAGAAGCGATATCGTCTGAATCTTCGCCTACATCTGAAAATGCAACTAGATCAGCCGTAATCATAGCCATGCTTGCAGTTCCTATAAAACCTCTTCCATTATCATAGCTTGTATTGATGTCTCTAGTCCCACGATGCTCTGGTTGCCAGAGTGGCATTCCGTGCTCGCCATATACACTTTCATCAAGATGCTCATAGTATATGTTTACATAGGAAAGGATGTCAGCACCAAAAAGCTCCTCATACTCTGGAGACCAACCAACATCTCCACTTCTAAGAGGGGCTCCAGCATTCTCAGCCCTCTCCATTTCCTGAAGCCTGAGTACTGAAGTTGATGTCATAACCTCAGTTGTGTTAGAAACAGAAACAAGATCTTTTATAATATCTACAGCAAAGCTTGCTCCCTGAGAGTTATCAAAGAAATTGTCAATAATAGTGTTTGAAACCTCAGAAGAGGAGTAAAACGGTGTATACGCACCGAACTGTTGCCCATCATGAAATACAGTCTCTTCTACTAGATCGCCTTCACTAAGACCCGTTCCAGGATTGTTGACTACATCTTGCGCTGTTGCCCGTCTTGATGTAACAGTGGCAGAGTCTGATGTTGATGTGCTGATAATCCTTACGGGCATATCACCCTCAGAGGGTGTAGTTATCGTGGGTGATGGGCCTGCTCCACCATACGCAAAATACTTTAAGAGAAGATTTGTTGCTTTGTGAGGAGTGACACCGTTAAACCCAAACTTAAGTGCGTCTCCATTAAACGGCATGGTTTTTAATCCTTAGGTGTTGTAAAAATAAAGTGTCTATATAAGTGAAAATATCTGACCTGTACTGTCTGGAATAAAAATTAATGTTCCAGGAGGAACCTGCAAACCCCAGCCAATTCCAGATGCAGCTGCAATTACCCACCAAAGCCTTCCGTCTCCGTATGTGTTTCCTGCTATTGTATCAAGTCTTTCACCCTCTGCAAGAATCTTTGTTGAATATGGTATTGATCCATCAACGACGCCCCTTCTGATTGCAGATGCATACTCGTTTGTCTTGTAAAATCTTCCATTTACCTTTTTATTGAATGAATATCTTCCAAATCCCATTTTAATTACTCTAGCTTAAATGTCTTTTTATTTTCTACTTCATATTCACGTTTAGCAGATTCTCCGTTATCGTCATATGGGTCACCTGCAACATATCTCATAATCTTTCCGACGTTATAAACTGGTGCTCTATTGAATCCTTCATGATCAATTCCGGGCGGAAGGTCGTGAATTGGCCTAAATCCAACATCAATCTTGCATACCTTTGGTGCCCTAGAGCCCCAATCTATCTCCCACGGTTCGTCTCCGATCCAGTTAAATGATAGCTTGTCTATTACTCCGGCAAGACCCCTACCCTTTGTACTATCAAATGACTTAACTATTGCATTATCTCTTGCAACCATGAATCTGCTTGAATGTGTGTAGTTTATATTTACAGTGTCCCCAGGAATGCCTATTGCACCTGCTGCGCTATTAATCTTTTCCTGAACACTTGACATTGCCCATCCAATTGGGTCTAGAAATGGAAGCATTAGCCTATTAAAGATGTCGTTGGGGTCTGGAATAATATCAGAGTGTGAAACTTCTATTTGCACTCCATTAAGATAATATGGAATTGCTGCTGATCCGTCAAATAGTCCGCCCATAAGCTCTACTGTGTATATGGTTCTTCTTTTAAAACTATCCGATGCAGATCCTGGAAAATCACTAATTCCTTTGTTACCTGATGAAACTATCTTTCTAGATATCACAACTGCCTTCACTGGTCTAGAAAATCTAATTCTATCACCAACTTTAAGAACCTGCAGTGAAATTTTTCCGCCAAGCATTTCTGATATGCCGTCTGTAACTAAATAGCCTTTTGACGTAGTGCCCTTTATAAATACAACGTCTGCAGCACCGGCTCCGGGCATAAACGCAGGCCTCTCGCCTCCCACATATCCAAACTCACCGTCTATATCTGGAGCTCTTTCTCTTACTGGGTCGATTAGCTTATTTGTAATGGCGTTCATAGACCAAGAGGCAAATCCATTATCTAGAAACTTAGAAGCTGCAGACAGTCCTGCACTAAATACAACATCTGCAGCTGGAATATTTCTAGCCCCACCAAGCAATGCTGATAGTGTTGATATTGGACTTCCAAACTTTACAGCAAATATGTTTAAGAATGCCTCTCTATAGATTGCCTCAAGGTCAAGCTGTTTTTCACCTACACTTGCAAGCGAGGATAGGACGCCCTCTGCCTTTGTTAAAAACTTAGTATCAGGCTCACCTGTTCCAAACATTCTAGAAAGATTAAATTTAGAATAGTTGCTTTTTATAACGTCACCAATTCTAAGTCTTATCAAGGGAGTGGCACCAATTACCTGACTAAATGGTTGAATAAACTTTGCAGTTCCATCTGTAATAAGGTCACCCTTTGTCCACTGCGGATACACAAGTGTTACAAGCTTATTGATCTTAAACCACATCTCATCAAAATCTTCTTCAGAGGTTGCAACTACGTGAAATGAGAATCCAATTGTCCTACTTGTAGATTTATAAGTCTGAACTGGGTCCATTCTTCCATACCCTGATGTTGCAGAGTACTCAGCATTAAATCCGTCTGACAGTGAGTCTAAGAATGCGTGAAATGCAATTATTTCATTTGTCCTAATATCGTGAAAGTAAAATGGAACATACTCTGCATCAAGCATATCCTCTACTCTTCTAACAACTTCTGGTGGAATCCGCCCTTCAGTTGCAAGAGGTCCATTTCCAGACTTTGTCAATGAAGGTCCAAAAAACGTCTTCTTTGATATAGAGCTAACAAGCATTCCCTTTGCGGGGTTTACACCTATTCCACCTGTTCCCATTCTTATAGCAGCCCTTATTGGACCCAGAGGAAGGACATATGCTGAGGGTGTTGCAGATGTTCTCATGGACAGTGCAGTTGAATTAAATCCATCTGACGTCCTGCTCTTAGACACCCTTGTTGATGGTCCATCTGGAAGATTGTCAACATCCCATGGTCCGTTGCTAGAGTATTCTGTTCTGATTCTGGAGTCAAATCTAGAAATTCTAATATCACCTACTCTTGCAAGTGAGTTTAAAAACCCAATAATTCCAGATCTTGCAATTTGCATAAGGATTACTTCAGAGTTTTCAGCAGATCCAGATGATATTGTTGACATTATGTTGTTGAGCTTCTCAACAGATCTAAATATAGATCTTGCTAGAACTACAGAATATCCTGGTGCGCTTGAGACAAGCTTAGATGATGATACATCGCTATTTTTAGATCCCTTAGGCTTGTCCATATTGTCAATTGAGAACATATATTTTAGACCGTTTCTTACACACCTTTCATATGAATGTCTAGTAGGTATTAAAAGAGACGACATTATAAATGATGTTCCTTCATCTACATACTGCTTATTCTTACCAGATATCTTTACACCCATACCTGTTTCAAGAGATCCGTTTATTCCGTCTGATTCGCCTTTTGATGCCTGAAATGCTAAGTTACTAAATGTCTTGATAGCAAGGACAGCTGCCTTTATTCCGACTGCCGCTCTTGCCTTCATATATGAATCACTTACTGTGTCAAACTTGTGATCTACATCTGTTAGTGACCCAAACGATTTTGATGAGTCTGTTGCATCTAAAGATATAAACTCTCCCCTTCCGATTCTTGATGAATCTCCAGACTCTGTAGTTGGAAATCCGTCAGCATTCTTTGCCATAAGGTCTGATGGGTCTACCTTATCTGTGGGCTCTATTGACGTAAGATTTTTTTCTGGATATTTCTGACTGTCACTTATTCTAGCTGCCTGTGATAGAAGTGATTTTCCGATTCTCTTTAGCTGTTCAAGACTTGCAGCTGTTGCTATGTCACTGTAGTCACCAAAATCTCTTTGAACAGTAAGCTTATCATCTGACTCATCAAATACATCTGAAGATTGATACCTCTTTGCAAATGCCTTTCCCATGGCTGCGCCTGCAGGATAGAATCTTCCATCTTCTCTCATTACCTCAACAGACAGATTGACAAGCTCCTTTTCACTAGCGCCCTCCGGTGTTGGTGGATACGGTCTGGGCTTAATGCTTAGCTTTCCAGATATATTTGTATCAGCACCCTCTATGTCATTTAAAAGATAATGACCTTTGGTGCCCTGTGTCTTATCTATAAGAGTTGACATTCTACTGCTATTTGATACTCTATTTAGATTGATAGAGCCCTCAGATGAATCATTTACATCAATAAATACATTTTCTGCACCCTGATCAAGCGCTGACTCAAGCGGATTTCCCCTAACTGCTGAAACTGCCTCAGTATTTCCAGGTGCCACATTAAATATTACATTTGAATTTTTTTGAATAAAGCTTAGATAGTCTCCAAGAAGACCCTTTGACTGATCGCCTAGCTTAAGAAGCTCCTTTCCAGTAGAGGGATCTACGCCCAGATCATCTCCTGAACCTACTGAACCGTCTCCCGAATCATCTCTCACGTTATATGATATCGAAGACTTTCCGCTTCCGATTGATGATAAGAAATCTCTTAGGGTTTCTCTGGCCACTCTATCACCTCTGTACCGATGTTTTCACTAAACTCACCGCTGGAAATAGATTTTCCAACNGTCTCAACAAATCTAAGTATTCCATCCTCAGTATTTAGAGACTTTTCTAGTGAATCAAGTGCATGTTGAAGATTTTTTGAAATATTCTTTATCTCAGAGAATAGCATATTCTTTTCTTCCTCTGTAAGATCTGCCATATCATCCCAGATCTCTGGATCTCTCTCAATTTCTAGTAAAATATCGCTCATTTCACTCCTCAGCTTCTATTGCCTTGCCGGACCAGGAGCTCTTGTAACAAGCTGCCATCCATCTGCTGTCTCTGTGACAGCTGCTCCTCGTATAAACTCCTCAAGAAGTGCACCGAACATGCCCTGAGAGTCGAATGTAATTCTTATCGGCCTATCCTGTGATCCTCTTGTTGCTGATGCAAGCTGTGCAATTGCAGCCTGAAGTCGACCAAGCTCAGCAGGAAGCGCTTCTGTGCCAGCAGCACCCTCACCAGTCTCTGTCAAGCCCTGTATGGCCTCAGCTGCTGCCTCTGTCCTTGCTCGCATAGACTCCTGCGCCATTCTCTCAAGAATTGCTCCCTGAGCAGCAGCCTTTGTTGCTTCATCTGCAGAGAAAAGATTATCTATTTCTGAATCTGTTACAGTTATTCCATATCCGCTCAGGTGCTCTCTAAGTGTGTCCTTGCCCTCTTGTGACAATAGCTGGCCCGGTGTAAATGCACCAAGTGTTGTTTCAAGATATTCTCTTCCGGCCTCCACAATTGATGTACCGCCACCCCTAAGCGAGTATGCCTCCTCCATGTAGGCAATATCAGCTGCTGTGACCTCTCGCTTGTGAAGTGCAAGAGCTGTAATGTCTGCTCTTTGTGCGTCAGTAAGCTCAGAGAAGCTTTGACCTGCACGCTGAAGATACCTGTCAACTGCATTTAGACTTGTGTTTAGTGCAGAGTCTGTATCGTTTATCAGAACATCTAGATGAGTTCTAGAAGCTATGTTGATCTCATTTGCTGAATCCCTTAATTGTCGTCTTAGGCTCCTTGGAACCTTACCTAGTGACTCTAGTGCATCATCTTTTAGAGCTTCAAATACAGGTACGGGAGAATACCAGCCAAGAGCTTCGTGTAGCCCGCCATCTATTCCAATTCCCATATTGTATCCGATAAATCTACCTCCCTCTTCAGCAGCAAAATCCTCGAGAAGAGCCTCTAGCATCTCAGTTCCAGTTGAAGAAAATGCTGCCCTAGTGTCGGGATCTTCCCGTATGCTTCTCGTCATTCTATTTGCCATGCCTCTAGCATAATCAGGCGCTACAGCGTCAGTTATATTAACACCAGCATCTCTTGCTATATTTCCCGTAAACTCTGTCGCCAGTGTCTGAATGCCTGCCCGGGCGTTTGTCAGACCTTCGTCCAGCATAGACTCAACATCACCTGCAAGATCCTCACTAATAAGATCCCTATAGTTCTCTCTAACAAGATCTATATTGAGAGATAGCTGATTCATTCTTGCGCTGTTTTGTGCAGCCTGGGATGCCATTGGAACTAGACCTTGCTGCAACAGGGTATTCATGATCTCCTCAGAAAATCCCCTACCGGTCTCTACGACTCGGGATATATCGTCCTCTAAAAGTGCCATAGACTCAGCTGCATCTGTAACAGAGACCCCTTCAGTTGCTCTCTGAAGGTCTTCCATTGACTGAATATCTTCTCTTGGATCAAAAAGTCGCTCAACAGCCTCAATGTCCCTAAGCCCTAGCTGATTCTGTATGAGATTTTTCTGTTGAAGTGAGAGATCTGATGCTGCTATACCTGTATCAAGAAANGCCTCTCTCATCATCATCATTGCTTCAAATGGATCATTAGAGGCAGCTTCCATCATCTCCATCGCGTCTAGCTGAACACCGAAAACAGTAGTTAGATTTGATAGCGACTCAGCAGCTGTGTCAAAGTTTAAAAACTTATCAACCATTCCTGCAAGATCTGACACCTCTAGGCCAAGTGTCCTTAGTGCGGCTGTTGTCTGGGCAGCTGTCTCAACTGTAATATTTCCAAATGTGCTTGTATCTGATATCATCTCAGCCATTCCCTGAGATATTGCCTTGACAGAGTCGCCTGTTACAGCAGCAACTGCGTGAGAGTATGTTGTCATCTCTCTTAGTATTGCATCTCCTGACTCACCAGTTCTACTAAACTGCCTATCAAGGACGTCAAGCATCTGCTTTTCTGATAAGCCCAGGCCATATGCTATCATAACAGAGCTCTTCATCTGCTCTTCTAGTGACACACCTGTCTGCTCTGCCTGCCTAGCAAACCCTTCCATCATTGCAAAGCCTGAGCCTGCAGCATAGACTATCTGATCTATATAGTTAAAAAATTGCTCAGGCTTCCCGAAGAAAAGCCTGGCTGGGCCCGCTTCTCCGATTGTTCCTTTGTAAAAATCTTCGTATAGGGTAGTTAAGGCACGACCCGTTGTGGCAACATACCCATCTGAAACTTGGCCGAAATTATGAAGTGACTCAATAAAGTTTCCACCAATAAAGCCTGTCATCCTTGTATATATACCTCGGACTTCTCTACCTACCTCTTCCTGAGCCTCTAGCATAAGGTCGCCAGACGTCCTAATGTCGTCCATTCCCCTTGCAAGATGTGTTAGTGTAGATCCCCAAGCTGCCTGTGCCTCTGCGCTACCTACTCTCATCTCCTGAAAAAGGTGGCGCGCTTCATCTCTAGCCTCTTGGATACTAGTTGCTGTCGTTCCCCATCTGGCGTTAAATGCCTCAAGGGATTCATCTGTGTCCTCGAGTGCAGCGAGCATTTCTCTAAGCTCTCGTGTACGATCAGTTGTCACTTGATTCCCCGTGGTGCTATCACTAAATATGCTCTATCTAGAGAATCACACAAATCTCTTTTGACCCATTAGGCTTACTGATGGACCTGTGTCCTGGTCTATCGTGTTTTCTCCTGATATAGCCTCTTTCTTTCTCTTGACGTCCTTTACTATTCTGTCTATAAACCACCGCCTATAAACGATAGGGATCCTTCTGCAATCTGTATAGCTCATCCTTAGATGAGTCATGAGGATGAATATCTCCTCTAAGACGTTCTCTCTGTGGTCAGTCCCTAGGCCAAAAAAACGATGCCGCCATGGGCAAAGATACCTCCGATGTAGCACCACAAGCTCTGCATGTCATGCTACTAGACATGTCAATTCCTGGCTCATATGTATCAATATAGCCACGAAGTCTTCTTGAGTCAAGAGCAGGCATATTCATAACAAACTTATCAACCTTGCTTCTATCTTGAATTCCATCAACTGACAATATTGAACGCTTAAGCTTTCTTGTAACGTTATTTTCCACTTCTTTATCTGGAAACATCTTCTTAAGTCTGTCACCTTCTTGAGACATCTCAGACTCATCTCTTCCTGTTAGAAACTTAAAGTGTACTGTCTTCTTTGTCACAGGTAGTATGAATTCAAATCTATTTTCACCTGGTGTGACAGGATTTATGTCAAGTCGTTTAATTGAAAGCTCTCCTAGATTAAATGTATAGCTTCCTGCTGCTGCGCACACAGGGCACCTTGTTGAAGCATTATACTCTACGCCATATCCAGTAACCCTGACAGCGACCATCAAGGCATTTCTATCCCCGATAAGCATCTCACTGACATCTATTCCCTCTTCGATCACACACGACTCTAGGAGCTTATTAATGACAACCCCTCTTGTAATGAGAGCTCTTGATGTCAGTATATCTTCCTCATAAGCAGTCATAGCCTTAATATCAACAGTGCTTCTATTAAATAAGCTACTATTTTGATGATAAACTTTCCCTTCAGATGGAATTGGAACTGTCTCAACAGGGACATCCCACCCAAAGTCATCCTCCATAATACTTCTTCTCTCTATTCCAGATGAAATATCTTGTCCGCCAAATATCTGGTTTCTGGTCGTTCTGTCTTCTGACAAGAAAACCTCCCTTTTTTAGATAAAATCTTATATTAACATATCTATCATGTAAATAAAAAGGCCCACATGAAGTGGGCCTATATGCTAATAAGTAAGTATATCAGTACTGAAGTACGCAGTTATCATATCTTAGAGACATGTTGATCTCCATCGGCGTCTGATCGTCGTCGTATGATAGGTCGTTAAACTTAGCATTCTGTATGAAGCAGCCCTTGAGATCCCAAAGCTCAATAACTGTTCCAACAGGATCGAGAAGCTTTATCTGACAATCTCTCTTGTAGAAGTCAGCGTAACCCGCCCTTCCAGAGACTGATTCATAGTGCAGCCTAAGCCACTCCATCACCTGCTGTGCTCCTGATGGTGCAATTGGATCATACATCGTAACTGATATTGGATCAAATGTTTGACGACCAGCAAGATATCTGATTGAGTTAATAAACTTTATTGTCGACTCTGTGTGAGTAAAGCCTGGTCGACCTGCTGTTTTAATTAAAAACGCATCTATTCCCTCTATAGCGAAAACCCATCTATATTTTCTTTTGGGTTCAAACTTATTGGGAAGTAAATCTGTAACGTTAAGTGTTTCTGCCATTTTAAATTTCTCCGAGAGGGAATTACTATTTTAAGTATATGACTTCCAAGCTTTCTAGACAATAGCACCTGCATTAGTGACAACAAAGTCTAGTGCAACAAACTCTGCTGTTCGAGTAGGCTGTACAAAGATCTTTCCTCTAATGGTGTTATTTTCAATATCTGCTTGTGTAGTTGTTGTTGTGTCAATTATGACCTTATATCTATCTAGCCCGCTTTGCTCCTGAATCTTCTGAAGGATTGGATTAACCAGGCCGGAAAACTTCTCTAATGTTGACTCTCTATTTGGTTCGAATAGAAGCGTATTTGCAATTGCTCTAACCTTTCTTCTTATATCAATTAGAAGCCTTCTAACATTAACCCTGTCAAGAGCAGAAGCTGCTGCAAGGAGTGTCTTTTGACCCCAAACAACTACACCTGTTCCCGGGAAGTCTGTGAGTGGGTTAATGTCTGCATCATAGATCTCATCAAGATTTGCCCTGTTAAGGTCTACTGAGGCCTGTATTACTGACGTCAGAGACCCCCTAGAGAATCCTGCAGGAGCAAACCATGGGTGTCCAAGTGTATCGTTTAGAGAGAATGCGCCCAGAACTGCAACAGATGGCGGAACCTTAACATTTGTTAATGTCGTCGGATCCTGCACAACTACATCTGGAAAGTATGCAGCAGCAAATGATGTGTCTAGTGCTCTATTTTTGAACTTTGTAACTGTATTTGAAACACCTACATCTTGGATTGATGATGTAACTATCTTGTTGACAGTGTCATATTCCTCAATATCCATTATATACATTGAATCAAATCTACTTTCAACTGCATCTATTGCGTAGTCTGATATCGACTCGTCTCTCATCCCTGGGATAGCAAGTAGCTTTATCTCAGCATCTGTCTTGCTACCAATGATGTCTATTGCCTTTCTATATGATGCAACTGTTGGACCATCTTTTCCGCCCTGATTTGATGAATCATCCATCTCTCTTTTTGCTGCATTGTCTAGAAGGTTTGACTTATCCTTATTGAAGATATTTGTACCATCGAATCCTCCTTGAAGGAAGAATGTAAACTTGGCATATTTTCTATTTCCAACGACCCCAAGATCATTAACTGAGAATGCTCTAGTCTTAAGTCCGGGATTTGCAGATATGTCTCCATTTCTAACATATGAAGCTGTTACCCATTCCTTCGGATCTGCGTAAGTATCAGATCCAGTTCTCACCTTAATGTTTTCTAGTGTGAACTTATTGTTATTAAATCTGTCTGCATCAAGAAGTGGGTTTGCAGATGTGTCTGCCTTTCCTTCATTATCTCCAACAGAGACATTTAGATTTGAGACAGCAAATGTTGGAAAATATTTGGCATAGCCTTCAAAGCTTCTTTCAAAAAGATCAGGCTTGTTTGGCTGGTCTAAGTCTACCTTTCTTGTAAATTGACATCCCCAGTAAAGACTTGGCTGCACTACTTTCTTAGGGTCTAATCCAATATTTAAATTATCTCTAAACGGAACGGGCGGAACGATTGACCGCTTTAGTACATTTGAAGCCATGTCAGCAGCCAGCGTGTTTGGACCCCCACCGCCGGATCCATCTAATACGGTTGTTAAAGGAGCTGTTCCAGATGTAACAAGATGGAAGTGGCCTCTAAATCCTAGTGGTAGTGCATTGTCCGGTACAGATCCTGCAACAACCTCAGAAGATACATTGACTCTTATATACCTTGACTGATTTTTAAAATCACCATCTACAACCATCTTTTGTGCAGTTGATTTTTGGTCGAAGTCAAAATAGATCTTTTGATCACCTATGACTCTAGCAAAATATCTATCAGAATCCCTATCCAGTGAAAGCCCTCTAAATTGCTCAAGAACTACCTTTTCTGAATCATTGTCATAAAAATCTCTAACTACAAGGTCAAATTTTCCAAATTGATTTGCATCAGAATTCGATTTTGCAATATTTTCTATTGATATTTTAAATCTAGTGTTTGAAGCTGAGCCATCTGATAAAGATTCAACTTTAAATAGATTATAAGGGCTTCCGCCGAACTCCTGTGATATGACATATGGAGACTTTGCAGTTGCGAATCTATCTTCAAATGACCTATAGTCTGGAACAGTTGAGCTTCCTCCAGCAAGGGCACCTGTTGTTAGGAATGCAATAGGCTCAAGTACGTGATCTCCCTCTCCAAGATTTATTCTATGAGGGCCTGGATAGTTTTGAACTATAAAGCCTGAGCCTGTAGCGACTGCCTGAGAGCTGTGGATGTCATAGTGGCTGTAAAGATAGTGTCCTGCTTCTTGAATGCTAAACGGATCTGTGTTAAAGACGTTTGGAAGATACATAGGAGAATTGACATCAAACGATGCAGTAATAACTCTGGGATTCTCAGCTGTTCCCTTGTGGCCATTGAGCATCATGACAAAGTTTCCATTTGCAAGATCTACAGACCCTGTAACTGCTCCTCGCATAAGAGTGTTGCCCTCTTTGCCAATTACAGTTGAACCTGGTGCATTCATAAGATTTGAACCAGTCGGCGAGGAGCTTGAGAGCCTTAATATAACACCATCGGGTGCCATTAAGACTCCTCTAACTATCGGCTTATGATCTATATTTCCTGCATCTATAAATACAGAGGAGTTAGACGACTGAGACATATAACAGCCTAGAAAATATGTGTTTCCTGTGTCTCCTCCGGTATTTGCAAACGGATTTGCTGCAACTATTCCAGTTGCTTGGACCTGTTGTGCACCAGCTACAAATCCAGCGTTTGTAACTTTTCCTGTGCTTGTATTTCTTCTCTTTCCGTCTCCAGCACCTAGAACTCTAATGTATGTTGCAGAAGATGCATTCTTAAGCCACTCATTGACTGCTAGAGGCCCAAATTTTTCACCATCTGTTGAACCAAATCTAGATATGAATTCACTAAAGTTTGCAACTGTCACAGGGACAAAAGCCGGGCCTTCATTTGATGTTCCGATAATACCTGCAGGAACACCAGTTGGTGTTGTAGGAGTCGGCTGCGATAGATCAATTTCTCTTACGCTGATACCAGCGCTTTTGAATGTCAGTTCAGGCATTCTTCTTTTCTCCAAAGTTTCTAATAATTAAATATAAGTTACTCAAAACTAACACCAGAATTTGTAATAATGAAGTCAATTGATATAAACTCAACTGCTCTAGTTGGAACAAGAATAATCTTACCATTTAACCTATTTGACTCTATGTCTTCTGTAGTATTATTGCTCTCATCCATAACAACTCTGAATTGATCAATTCCCTGCTGGCTTTGAATTAGTGCTAGCTGAGGTGTCACCTGCGATACAAATTTCGCCCTAGTTGTCGGTGTATTTTGCTCAAACACAATACTTCTTGCAATTTCTGATACAAGGCGCTTAACTTCGAGAAGCATTCTTCTAACATTTACTCTATCGAGTGCAGATTTTGCCTGCTGAAGTGTTTTTTGCCCAAATATAACAAATCCTGCATTTGGAAATGTTGCTATTGGATTTATTCTTGCATCATATAGATCATCCCTATCTGCGCTGTTTAATCTGCATGATGTGTTAACCACATTTGAGAGTGCTGCCCTGTTAAATCCTGCTGGTGCAAACCATGGATATGATACAGCATCGTTAAATCCGAGAGCAGATAGCGCAGCGATTGAAGAAGGCATCCTTACAGGATTTCCTGTGCTATCGTCTATCATACTTACATCAGGGAAATATGTTGCAACATAATTGTTATCAACAGCCCGAGACTCTAGCTTCTCAACAGTCTTTTCAACACTTGCTCTCAAGCCATCATTATCAAACATTCTAACTTCATCTGAGTTATATAGNGGCAGATCCATAAGNTACATTGCCTGNCTGTAGTCACGTGTCTTATCTGCAGCATGATCTGTAACAAATGTATCTCTTATCCCTGGAACAGACAGGATATTAATCCTTGTAACCATGGGATCTGTTATAATATCTATTGCAGACCTGTATGAGAATATCGCGTTATTGAACTTTCCTGTCCCTACGTTATATGTTGATGTAAGACCAATATCAAGGTCAGAGCTTGCAGCTGGATTTGTCCTTCCAGCCTTTCCGCCTGTATCAGTTGAAGCAGCCCTATCATTCATTCTAGACATATCAACATCTAGAATATTGTTTCCATCAAATCCGCCATAGAATATATTTGTAAACTTATTGTAGTTTGAAAATCTATTAAAATATACAGACGATGTGAGCGAGACCAAAGATCCCAGTGTCACCCTTCTAGTTGCCCCTCCGACATGATCATGGACAGTGTAGTCTCCAGGTATTGGCCTTCCATCTCTAATGTATGCAGCATCTAGCATGTGCTCATCTGCTGATCCTGTAATGTTAGCCTCTAGTGTCTTAACTAGAGTTCTTCCATCAAGCCTGTTTCCAAGTGCGACCTTTGATAGAGAGAATTTATTATCATTAAATCTATCTGCACCAGATCCTGTTACCATAGAATCTAGCTTTTCAATTCCGAGAAACTTAGTATAGCTTCTAACTAGAGGATTGGGCTCAGAACCTACATTTGGATTGAGTATGGCATCAGCAAGGGTGCCAGTTCTTGGAAGCCTCGCTGTCATGATACCCCAATAGTATCTGTTATCAGCCCTCTCATTTGTTCCAGGATATCCTGCAGCAGTGCGAGCTGCATCTGTCCTTCTTGATACAGATGTATTACCCCTGGTCACCTTAAATCTATGAGGAACTGGTGGAACAATTGATCCTGATAGCTTAAGTTGGGGCTGAGAATCGTCATCGGGCTCGTTTGCTGTTTGATGCCACGAGCCTGATACAAATGCCATTCTGACAGTATCAGATCCGCCGACAACATCAAGCAGGTATTGTGGCACTCCTGACGCAGCAGGTGTTGTGGATTTTGAAATAGTTACATCGCACAGAAGGTTATTTGTCTTAGGAACAGGGAGGCCTCTAAAACCAAACGGAAGTGCATCTCTTGGAACATTTCCATTTAAGAAGTCATTGCTCATGACTATTCTGACCCTGTTTGAAACATTTGGATAGCTTCCCCTAACAACAAATCTTCTTTCATCGGGATCTTCTGCATCAAAGTTAAATTTAACGCTTAGGTCGCCGATCTTTTTAGCAACGAAATCATCATCATTCTTATCAAGTGTACAGTTTCCATACTGCTCTAACACCTGAGGTGCTGTATCTGTATCATCAAATGCCCTTACTAGGACAGAGAATGATCCAACTGGATTTTTCGGATCAGATGACATCCTAATATCAGATATTGACACCTTATACTTATCACTAATAGCAGCACCATCTGCAATTGTCTCAAAGTGGAATAAATCCCACTCTTTTTCACCGTAAGGTTGAGAGATAAACGGTGTTGTTTTTGCGCCCCTATATCTTGTGTCAAACCTTCCAAACATATCTCTATATGCAAGAGAAGTATCTCCAGAAGACGGAGATGTAGAATTTGATCCTGAAAGAAGGCCTATATCTCCAGACCCTGTTGAAATTGTTGCTATTTCATCTTCAACGGCAAAGTCACCGTAAAGAAGGTGCTGCTCAATTTGAAATCTTTCTGGATCTGTATTTAGTACCTTTGAAATATATGCATCATCCGATGGGTCTAGAGATGCAGTAAGTATCTTTAATCCTGCATATCCTTCATCGCTACCGAATGAAGTCCCGGCTGAGCTTGATATAACAAGCTTAAACTTCTTATAGAGAGGGCTTGCTTCTCCAAGTGATCCCGGTCCTGCAGTTGCAAGATCAGACTCAGTTGCTGGAGAGTAATTTGCGTCATAGCTAAGAATCTGAAGCTTGCTTGCTGTTGACATAAAGACCATTCCTCTCACGAGAAACGCCTCATCACCCCTATCTGTACGGCTTAGGCCATAGCTGACATTGTCAGAAAATACTGGGAAACCTACATCTTCATTCTTGTCAATAATATGCCTTGCAGCTATGAACTGCACTGCACCCTCATAGAATCCAGATCTTCCAGCACCAATCGAAGCATTTGTCTGTGCTCCGATTATCTTAAAGCCTGCATTCTTTACAGTTCCCATATTTGTTGTATTGGCAATATCTGTAGATGTCTCATTTGATCCAGCGCCCAGAACCCTTATGAAGGTTAGTGCTGTTCTATTTTTTAAAAATTCATTAGCCGCATACGGCCCAAACTTTGTAGAGTCTAGGTCGCCAAATCTAGCCCGGAAGTCAGCAAATGATCCAACTGTAACAGGAATAAATGCAGGTCCTGTTTCTGATGTTCCAATGACACCTGCTGGAACACCTGAAATCTCCTCGGACCTTTGAGATAGGTCGATTTCTCTTTCAAAAAATCCCGGCGATCTGAAGGTCTGTTCAGACATAGATCTTTCTCCTTTAATTCAATCTACTCACATATAACTATCGTCTTGTGAGTCAAATGTCTCAATGACTATTGGTATCATTTATTGTTTCTAGGTCTACTATAATTCTAGAGCTTGCAACAGTCTCTCCAGACCTTTGGTTTTTTGTTATAATTTTAACAAATTTCTTTTCATTTTTTCCAGTAAAGGGATTCGCAATTGTCTCAAGAACTCTTACACCGTGCTGTCCTCTTTGATCAAGCTGATTACCGCTTGAGTCAAGCTCATTAACATCGCTAAGTATAAACTTATTTATGTCATTTTGACCTGGGCCTTTTGCCTCTGTTGATGATATCTGNCTTTTTGCTTGACTGACTCCAAATTCAATAGTCGGTGCAGATAAAAATCTTCTAAATGGAGTTGGAAGATCATCTGAATCTGGTGCAATAATAAATGCAGGTACCTTGATATTAAAATTATGCTTAATTACTCTTTCATTGTCTGTAAAGTCACTAAAGTTTGTATCTGATGTGAATTGTCCTTGAAAGTATGCAACTAGCTCGTATCCCTCTCTTGTATTTATCCTAAAGGCCTTTTCCTGTCCATCAAATTGGATAAGGATTGATTCAAGAAGCTTATTCATATTTTGCAAGTACTGTGTCCAAAATGAAACATTATATTCTATTGTTACAAACTCAGGATAGGGAATTGTTATTATTTCAAATATATTATCTTCAATATTTGGAGACAGTAGCTTCCCACTAGGATTGTCAACAAATGATAAGTTTGATGAATTTCTTCTAGACGCAACCCTTCCCGGCCTTGCATCATTTCCTGGAAATATTTCACTACTTCCAAAATTATCTCTACTTGATACGTTTGATTGATTTTTTAAAGATAGCTTGTTGATAATGTTTTGATAGTCTCTATCTGTGCTATCTAGCCTTCTCCTTACTGTATATGATATCTGATCTCTTGTCGCAATTGGTGTCCCATATGGGCTTTGTGCTGCAGAGTAGTCTATTGTTCCCCTCTCTATGGATATAATGGGGAGGATTAGTGTATTGTTGACATCTCTTATGTCAGATAAGCGCCTTGTAAGTGCAAATCTTTCACCTGCAGCAAAGACGACTGGAACCTTTCTAGGTACACCGTCAACAGATATTGAAAAATTAAGTCGCTTATCAAAGAGTTCAAATATTGCCCTATCTATATTCTCAATACCGCATGGAGGTATATAGAAATCATCTGGGACATTTGTTCCCTCGAATTTTTTTGGAATTCCCTCTGCCATTTTATCTCCTAAGTGTCATCTCCATAAAATGATGAGCCTGCTTTTGAGTCAGTACCCTTTACAGAAACCTCTGCAGGGCCTGTAATTGGCTTATCGATAATTCCCTTTTTAACAAGGTCTCTTTCATCAGCAGTCTTTCCAAGCCTATTTTCATCAAATCCTCTTTGCTGTACAAAGGTTTCCTGGACAGCATCTTCATCACTGTAAGCTTCATCAGTAGGACCGAACATCTTAGAGTTAAATTGACCCTTTCTTGCCTGCTTGCCTTTAACTGTAATAAAGCTTGTATATTCTATCTCACCATATATTGTTTGAGAGTCTGGAACTTGTATGACTTCAAAGAATATTGTTCCATAACTAAAAAAATCACCTTCACGTATTTCAATCTCTTTGTCAAGAAGATCTCTCTTTTGGATATAGACTTCTATGCTATAATATTCTTCACTACCAAATCTATTTGTCTTAATTACCTGTGGCTCATATTTCACCATGCAGTCAATTTGAACAGGTTTTTCAAATATTTTTTCAGGTGCTTCTTCATATACATCATGAACATTTGTTTTTATCTCTGATACAGCAAAGAAGTATATCTTTTGTCCAATTACATCTTTTACAATTTCCTTTGCAGTATCATTTATAAAATCTATCTCACGAGGTGTGATGAAAAGTCTTGCCATCTTTTATCCCATAAAGATTGTAAAGCCATTTGGCATTGGTGAAAATCTAAGCTGTTTTTGAACAGATTCTGCGCGTGTAGCAGCATTCTCCATAATTTTATCATATGTCAGCGTGTCAAGCATTTCCTTTAGCTGCGTAACAAGTGCATCCCTATCTGCCCTTCCCTGTGTTATTAGGTCTGATCCGTTTAATGTGACATCAGACCCCGGAACAGGAATGTTTCCAAATTTAGACCTAATCAACCCTAGCTGCTCTCTACTTAGTGCAAGTGAATACTGTCTAATCCACTGTCTTCCTATGCTGTTAATCCTAGCGTATATCAGATTTCCAAACGGAATATTTGAAAGATTGGAAACACCATGAATTGTATCATCTTCATACGCAGGATTGAGTGGGTCTGGTCTAAACATAATTCTTATAAATAGCTTTTTAGGGTCAGAGGTAGATGGTTTCGGATATATCCTTATTTTTGTACCTTGAATCTTATATGAATAGTTAGATCGTCTAACCCTGTTTGATAAGTCTAACTGGCCTGCTCTTAGTATATCTTCAAAGACTGGAAGAACATAGAATATAGTCTCTGGTGTGAATGACTCAAAGCTGAACTCATTATTAAGATAGTTAATTGCACTAGTTGTATCAAAAAATCTATATGCAGCCTCTGGGCCAAAGTGAAAGACCTCGCTTATCTTAAGCTTTGTCTTGGGTGAAGAATTACTTCCAGACTGAAATAATATTCCTCCGTGCGAGTCTTTTAAATCTGTGTATATATCATAGTCTTGCTGATCTTTAACTAGCTGAATAGATCCCGATATTGTATTATAGGATCCTCCGACGCCTGCTTCCATAGCATATGGTTCAGCAAATCTTATGAGATACTCCAGATTCTCTCTAGGGTACTTCTGCTCTGATCCTGAAAGGTGGCTTCCTGTTGGCATTCCTAAAAATTGAATGAGCTGTGACTTAGCTTGATACTGATTTAAAATTGACCCATATTCGAGACAGGACTCTTCAAGGTTTCCCCAGATCTGCTTCTTAGTAAGCTCGACACTAAGGATATCATCACCCATCTTTCTCTTGACAAATGTTACTATATTGTCAGCCTCGAGCTGAAAATCTGTATCGTCGTCAAAAAATCCAAACGGTGTAGGACTAGTTGTATTTGAAAAAGTTGCCATTGACAGTTCCTTCTAGAAGAATAACTATCAATAAGTATGTACTTAGACTAGAGAATAAATAATGATGTCAATCGCAAAAATGCAGCATAGAATCAAAAAATGTCCCATAATAAAAGATAGAATTTAATTTAAAAAATAAATTACTTTAAATTATTTTTCTTCAATTCCACCCAATGCTGATATTGCTATCAATCCGGGAAGACCCTCTCTAACATAGACTCCTGAAAATAGGGCTGATGTTCTTCCTCCCACGTAAGATATTGCTGCCTCTAATTGGTTGCTTAGGGCTGGATCAGAAGCCATTTCAGATGTAACGACAAGAAGTAGCACGCCTGTCTGTGCTCGGCCAGTAGGGGCTGGACATGGTGATTTGCTAAGGCAGTTCTGATATATGAGCGATCCAAGGTTCGGATCACTTGGATCTCTTATCACTGTTGTCCCTAGAAACATTCTCCCCTGTGTACTTAGACATCTCTCAAGATCCTTTGAATCAAAAGTCTGAATTGGTGATGGCTCGTTAGAAAGCTTTAATATCTGACCAATTAGCTTTGCAAAGTTCTTATTTGCTGCTGGATATAGACCAAGCATTCCAACCTTTCCTCTAAGAAGCTGTAGCTGTCTTTCATTATCAATTATGATATGAGGCTTATCTGAGACATCTTCTCTTAGAAGCTTGTAGTTTTCCTCAATAGTTGGATTTAAAAGCTCCTGAGCTGTTGGTGCTGTAACGATATATACAACCTTGCCAGATGCAGATGTAGACTTTAGATATCTATTAAGACTTCCGTCTAGTGCGCAGCAAGAGCTTCCTGTTCCTCCTCCGCCACCAGCAAGGACAAAGAGCCAGTCAACTTTTCCCAGCCTTGTTCTTAAAAAGTCTTCAAGAAATGCACTATTTTCTGTCAATATTTTCTTTCCTAGCTTGACATTTTTACCCACACCATCTGCGCCAGGTAGAAGAAGAAAATGTTCCTTGTCTATTCCAGCAGGTAGATCTTTTTCTGTTGTGTTTACGACTAGTGTCTTTTTAAACCCTATGTCTATAAATGCCTTCGCTAGCTTTCCACCGCCTCCGCCGACACCTACAAAGCCTACAGATATTGAGGATTGTGCCTCATTTTCTGGTAAAAGCTTATCGCCACCACTCTCTACTGGTTCATCATAATCTGCTACAAAATCAAAATCATCATTAGAATTGGACATTATTTTTTCTGTCTCCTTTTTTGCATTCTCTGTTTTTTCTTTTTTATCTACTGGTTTCACTTTATCACCGCTCTCATCATCATTGCTAACTTCTTCGTCAGCGTAGAATTGAGAATTTGTATTTTTAACATTTTTTTGCTTACTGTAATTTTTTCTTACAGTTCTCATTGTACTTGCCATGATAACTTACCATAGTATCACATTATAAATATTTAATAAAATA